CGAAAAACAAGCGATGAACAGAACGTGCCCCAGCTCTTACCGTCCCTGTTTTTCTGGGTTGCGCACCTCCATCCGGGTGCGTGCTTCCGTAGACATCTAATTTTAACCGAATTAGGCAAGTCCGGTCCACGTGGAAGTGGGAAATGTTATGCTACTCTGTGTCTTCCAAACACTAGGTTGTCCGCGGCTCCGAAAGAAGCTACTCGGGACCGAAAAGGCGTTAGCAGTATGTGGTAGGAGGGAGGCGGGAGACCGCTCCGTTGATCATCACATTCTGTTCTCGACGGCATAACTTTACACTTTTAAAACACTTTAAACCGCTGCTTCCATGGAGGCTACTTCTCTTAACCATTTTTTGTCTGGTGTCATCGCCGCCCCTAAAGGTGGACGTTTGGCCGAAGACTCTGCTTTCCGCAGGTACCGTGCCCACGTCCGCACCACCGCCACTATTGGCGGTAACACGGACGCCCGTAACGCGTTCATCCGCTACGAGGTTGGACGCTCTAGCGGTAAACGCGGCCAGCTACTTGCTGCCCCCCCGGACGACTCTCGTCGTATTGAGGCGTCCTACCCGACCAATGCCGTGCTGGCCGAGGACTTTCTGGGACTCGCAAAGAAGTATTCGAACTTCTCTGCCCAGTTCCAGTTTTCGTCTCTGGCCGCAGTCGCTGAGCGTCTAGCTAAAGGCCTCGCTGTCCATGCAACCGTTGCCGACGTGGATTCTGTTGCGCTGCGTGGTGGTGCCCCCCTGATTGTGGCAGGTCTTGGCACTTACGACGGACCGATCAATAGCTTGATCAGTTCGGTTTTTATCCCCAGACTGGTCAACAACGTGTTGACTGGTGATGTCTTTTCCGTGCTAGCCAACGCGATTGCCGGGGAAGGTGCCTCCATTGCAACCGACATTGCCGAGATCGACCCCTCCACCCGCCAGCCTGTCATACCTGAGGTTGATGGAGACGGTTTCGCTAAGGCGGCTACTGAGGCACTCCGCATCGTTGGAGCTAACATGGCTCAGAGTGACCAAGGTTTGCTGTTCTCGCTCGCTGTAACCCGTGGCATCCACTCGGTTGTGTCGTGGTTGCCCACAGCGATGAAGGCGGCATTACTAGGGATCTGTTGCGTGTGGACGTTTCAGTGTCCATTTGTGGGATTCATTACTGGCTCGAAGTTACACGGGCCTCCGAGTCTCTTGTCCACAGTATCCCGCAGTGTGCTGCTTTGTAGATGCCATTGCACCGACCCCGCTGCCGCAGTTGCTCCTTCTGACCCGGGTGAAAACTACAACGGTGAATGGTTCCCCACCTTCTACTCTGGTACGAAGGGCGGTGATCCTACTGTGCGTCCGGGTGGGGATTGTCCTGGGAACTCCGAGACTTCTGGCCGGATTCGCTCTCAGCTACTTGCTGATTGCGAGAAGTTCTTTAGGAACTATATTCCAGCCCTCGGTCGTATCTTTGGACTGACTGGTTCGCCCAACCTGGCAGTCACTGTCGCTGTTGGAATGAGTCGGTTTCTTCACGCCGATCCGAGACACCTCCGCTACGCTTCCGTAGCTCCTTGGTACTGGATAGAGCCAACTTCTTTGCTGCCGTCTGATTTTCTTGGATCTGTGGCCGAGATGAATGGCTCTGGTAGTTTTGGTGGTAAGGATAGTACCAAGACGAAGTTAGCCTGGGAGGATATAGAGTTGGCGGGTGACCGTGACACTACTTTCTCCGCCTACAGGGCCAAGTTTCTGTCGCCGCGCCGTGCTTGGTTCATGGCTCATTGGAATGGCCACCCCGACAACGGCCTTGGTTGCATCCGCCTCCGTCAAGCTGATCCTAACGGATTTATTCATCCGGGGCGTGGCACGAGTGGCGCTGATTTGCGCGACCGCTTGGAGGATGACGCTCCTATCTCCGACTATCTGTGGGATCGTGGTCAGAGTCCGTTTTGCGCTCCTGGTGAGCTGCTAAATCTCGGCTCGACTATTGGTTTCCTCGTCCGTCATGTAACTTTTGATGATGATGGGATTCCCACTACTGAGCATGTCCCAACGTCCCGCGAGTTCCTGGACACTACTGTTACGATTGAGGTTGGCAGACCTTTGTCCATTTCAATCGGCAAGAGTAACTGTCCAGACTCAAAGGCCAGGCGCGCTAGAACTCGCGCCACGATCGAGTTGGGCGCTGCGTCGCGCCGTGCTAGGGCTTTTGGTTCGGCCGCTGTTGCCGAGATGCCTACGCTGTCTACGGCACCTCGCGCATTGACTTTTGCTCCGTCGCGTCTGATGGTCAAAGACACTGGCGGCGGTGCTGGTAGCTCCAGACATGGCGCTGATTCTGGCGGCAGTGGGGCCGATGATGCTGCTAGGAAAGCAGATGGAGTGCCGGTTCGGGCAACAGCGCACAACCAACCTGTACGCTTCCCGACACTCGCCAACCCCACTGGCCCTACGCGTTCCTCGGCTGCGCCTGCTGCTGCCGCCCGCGACCAGTCGGCTGGTGGTCCGTCTGTCGATATTGTGCGCAGTGGTGGTGATGCCGCGTCTGAAGTCGGCAGTGATGTCGCCCCGGCGCCCGCCCCTGGTGTAGAGTCTGGTGTAGTATCTTCTTCTGTGGCTGCCCCCACTAATGAGGGCCGAAACGATGTCTAGATACGAGGAATTCGGCCATCTTGGCAAGTACTTGAGCGACTTGCTGACTGAATTCAATGAATGCTTGCCCCCCCTACCTGGTACTGACTTAATGGAACACCTCTCTGCCCTGACTTGGGCTGCGCCTGCTCTAATGGATAGACATGTGGCTTTGCCCGCCGCCGTGTCACTACTTCTGTTAGAGTTCCCATTGCAGATGGACTACAAACCTGAATTTGCTGTCCACCTTGCTTTACACTCTTTTGATTTTTCTTTCGTTGGGCAACCTTTTGATTTTAATGTTTTTAATAATGATTGTCGGCGTTGCTCGCAAAATGCACCAGCGTCTTGCAAAGGCAACAAGGATCCTGCTAAGGGATGTGAGCATAGACGGACTGCGGCCTATCGTAGTAAGAGGAAACTAGGCCTCCAAAGCAAGGGTTACTACTCTTGGCTGGGGCACCGTGCTGCGTCTGACTCGATTTTTAGGGATACCCTGTTCCCCAAGAAAAACTTCGGCGCCGCCAGTGTAAAGGTTAACGTACACCTGGGCCCCTTACTCCGCGCGGTTATGTTTGAACTAGGTTCCGCCCGTTTAGGTGAATTATTGTCTTTGTTAGAAGCCGGGATGTATGCAGACGTTGTATGTTCTTACATACTATACGCACTGACGTTAGAGCACCACATCGGTAGTCGTGGAGTTCATATAGCCGCCGCTATGGTCAGACAACCTGCCAATGCAAAGGGTTTAAGTAACGCCTGTAAGGCTCTGGGCCTTAATGCTACTTTTCCTGGCGCGATGTTGGTAGAAGGCATATCCTTACAAGGACGTGGCTGTAAACCAGTTGACCTGGCAGATGAGCTATACAAGCGGACTGATCCAGTGGGTGTTCAGGAGCAAGTGCTCCCGTTGAGTGATGATTTGCGGCGAGCGATTGATGCGACGATAGAGCATGAACTGCCTGTGGGCGAGTTGCCTGATATGGAGGAGTGGTGGTCATCGAGGTGGTTGTGGTGTGTTAATGGTAGCCAGAACAGGTCCAGTGATGCTGCATTAGGACTTGATCACGTCCCCAGTGATTTGCTTGGTTCTCAGAGATACCGGCGAATGGCTGCTGAAGAGGTCAGTCTTAATCCTATTTACGCCTGGGATGGATACACCGAGGTTTCGTTCAGTGAGAAACTCGAGTGTGGGAAGAATCGTGCTATTTTTGCTTGTGATACGCGTTCGTATTTTGGTTTTTCGTATTTGCTAGGGGAGGTACAGAAGAGATGGAGAAACTCTCGAGTTTTGTTGGATCCAGGGAAAAGTGGTTACCTCGGTTTGGCAAGGCGTCTGTTGCGCGGTTCGGTACGTGGGGGTGTTAACTTAATGTTGGACTATGATGATTTCAACTCTCATCACTCTATAGAGACGATGAAGTATGTTTTTCTGAAGACGGCCTAACGTATGAATGCCCCTTCCTGGTATACGGAGAAAATTGTTAGTTCTTTTGACAAGATGTGGATCGTCAGAGGTAGTGAAAGGTTACACGTCCTCGGCACTTTGATGAGTGGGCATCGCGGTACTACACACATTAATTCAGTACTGAATGCTGCTTACATAAGGATGGCCTTGGGTAACGCGTATTACGACAAAATACTATCACTCCACACAGGTGATGACGTTTACATGCGCCTTGACACTTTAGGTGACTGTGTCCGTGTGTTGCGTGCTTGTCATGGCGCTGGCTGCAGGATGAATCCATCTAAGCAATCAATCGGTTATCACCGGGCTGAGTTTTTAAGAATGGGTGTCAACTCTCAGTATGCTGTGGGATACTTGTGCCGTGCGCTGCCGTCACTCGTTTGTGGTAATTGGGTTGGAGCGGGGAGTGACGATCAGCTGGAACTGGCGAGGTCACTGGTTGGTTCTGTGCGGGGTGTGATTAACCGTGGTATTCCACGTATATGTGTTCGTTTGCTTGCACGCTCTTTAAGCGCTTTCCATCGCTTTAAACTGGGACTCGCGATCGACCTCTTGGAGGGATCTGTATCCATAGAGGGATCACCATGTTGGGCGCGTGATAATAAGATCCGTAATGTCTGTCCGAGACTTATAGAACCACCTGATAAAATAGGTATCGGAATAGATTGGGGTAGGTACGCTACGCGTGACTTCTTGACCAACCACCTCTCACCCGTAGAGGTTATGGCGATCAAGGCGTCTGGAGTTAACCCTGAGTTGATCATGTTGCAGTCTAGTTATTCTAAAGGCGTGCAACGGAGAGCTCATGACAAAAACGTCAGTTTGGGAACACTACTGGATACTAAGAACGTCAAAACTAGGGTTGTTCACGGGGTTGCGCTTGCTGGAGACTTGGTGTCTAGACAAACTGAAAAGGGCGTCTTTTCAATGCACCCTGTTCTCCACCTGCTTAAAAATGCCTTGAGTGACAGCGACTTACGCTCGCTCCTGGCTTCTGTGGGAATCGATGCTGGTCGTCGTGACCCCCGAGTCGTCTGCTTCGGTCCGGATAGCAAATCTGTCAATATTGTTGGTACTTTGCCTTACTCGGATGCTGCTTCGCTCGCTAAGAGGACAAACAGTGATACTATAGGAGTGTCGCTGCCAGTGTATCTTTAGATACTGCCTCTAAAATACCACCCTTAATTGGGTGCGACTTATTGGTCCCCTCGGGGACCCATGC